AACCCAGCATCCACACCCCTATAAGGGAGATTCGCAACCATATTTTGGATTGGCTGACCGCCCGTATCAATACCAACGCCTGATCCCGGAGCTACACGAAACTCATTTGTAAGCTGTCTTCCCGCCTGTTTAGCATAAAGGAAACCCGGGAAATTCGCGAACATCCCATTGTCCAAGCATAAACGCAATCCAGCGGTCAAAGCCATCGTTGTGTTGCCAAGCAAGTGGAGTAATCCAAGGCCATAGAAACCAAATCCCGGAATAAATGTATAATTTACAAAGACTTGCTTGCGAAGGAAATTGGGGTCGTCCTGTTTCCACCATCTGCGGATCTCTAAGATTTCTCTGGATTCTTTATCCAACGTAACCCTGTAAGGGAGGCGTAAACCTGTGGGCTCCCCTTTTTCTTTATGTTCATAGCCCGGGATATCCAATTCACAGTAGCATTCGTAGATCTCACGGACTTCCGATTCAACGGACGCGATGTTGTTTGGAACAACCCCTTGTAATTGTTCAATTTTTTGATCGACGATGTTTTTGTTCGGGGGAGCGTTGGAGGATAACTGGACATCCCTATAGAGCCCCAGTAATTGCATCCTCTTAAGTGTTGATGGAGACATCCGTATGACATGAGTAACGCGTTGGGCAGTTTCCAATGAGCTTTCCGCATTGGCAACAATAACATCCTTAACGTCAGTGAACTCCGAAACTGGACGCCTACGGATTGGACAGTAGTAAACTTTTTTAAATGCAGTCCCGCCGAACCCAAGTGAGAAATGCATCCGTTCGGTATCTGGGTAGTATTCGGATGCTGTAACCGTGAGATAGTGGTTGAAATCTTTTTCAAATGCAATAGCTTCAACATTAACCGTTTGATCTTCCAATCCATCATTGCGCACTTTCACAGGACCTGAGGCGGGAAGCATTTCCCCTCTTGCATTAGCTTGGAATCTTACGACTGATTCGATTAAAAGCGGATGGCGTACAGTTGATTGGCCTTCAACAGCTGTGGATCCATCGCCGGCATTATTGCGGGGGTTTTCAATTTTTGTTCCAAGTAAATCAAGGCCTTGCGCGTATTGCTGCAACCATTCTTGGCGCGATTCTTCGTCCTGTTTGATTAATTTAATCAATTCAGATGAGATTTGGCCCAAATAAGATGGGTCTAATGACATCGCGAGGTTTTCATAAAACTCCTCGTTTTCTCCCGCACCATGGCGTACATTAGGCATAAGATTAATAGAAACACTCCCGTCCGGGAGTTCTATTTTTAAAATATTATTTTTAGGGTCAATTTGTGGATTAACATCGCCTTCTCCTGCGACATCGACGTCCATGGAACCCAAGTTTTGGTATTCTGTACCAGCAACTGGGTTCTGGCGGAGGTTCATAGGAGCTATTGGCATATGTTACACCGGATAGAGTGGTTGAGGACGCTGAGGCCTATATAACATAGAATCGGTTCTTTCCGCTACTATCTCAGCGGGTTTTTGAGCAAAACCTATTAATCTTAAATGGGTTAGAGCTTGTGTCATTGAATCGACTAAGTCATCGTGAGCGCCTTTGGGGAAAGACACAGCTTGTGAAATAAGTTTTTCCGCCCATTCGTAATCCGGTGCATACACCATACCGTCCGAGAATAAATGTTGGATCGCATATGCTCTCGCGACTTTATCACCTCGACCGGGATCCACAAGCTGCACACCCCAATTTTCACGCGAAAACAACCGCCGCAATTCTTGTGCAACGGATATACCCGCTGCTTTGGACTCGATAAGTAATTTGTCGATTTTAAATTGTGTGCATAAGACGCCAATTTTTGTTACGAGCGGGGACAATTCCAAACGGTCTTGCCACGCATATACAAGCATAATACGCCTGTTCCCCTGCCGATCAATCCATACGCCCCAAATTGTTAGAGCACTATAATCATTTTCTTGTTTGGTCGTATAAGCCGTATCTAAGCTGGCAATAATATATTCGAAATCGGGGAATATGTTTTTAGCTCTGCCTTCTGCTGTGGAGATTTGTTCATCCCACAATTGCCACCATTCGCGCTTAATAATACCGCCGCCTTTTGGTTCGGGTCTTTGTTGGAGCTGACCTGCGGCTGCGAAGGGTCCAAGTTTTCTTTCTAATTCTTCGACTTCTTCTTCGCCAAACCTGTCTGGGATAAGTAATTCGCCTTCCTCACGAACATCTATAAACCATTGCGTAATGCAACGCCTGTCCGTTTCCATCCGCATAGGCAAACACAAATGCGTCCAGTTTCCAATGTCTTTAGCGAGGATGTGGCCCGTAAGATCGCTCTCATGAAGCCTCTGCATGATCACAATAAAAGCGCCAGTCTTAGGGTCGTTCAAACGAGTTGATATTGACTGGTCCCACCACTCAAGTGTTTTTTGGCGCACTAAGTCTGATTCAACTTCATTCGCATTGTGCGGATCATCCACGATGATGATGCTGCCGCCTTCACCCGTTAATGCGCCATCCACAGATGTCGCTAACCTATAGCCGCCCGCATTATTATCAAACCGAACTTTTGTATTTTGGTCCGATGTAATTGAATATCTATGGCCCCAATATTTTTGGTAAAATGGGCTTTCTATAAGCCGGCGCGTCTTAGTGCTATCACGAATAGATAGAGATTGAGCATATGACGCAAAAAGAAACTGAACATGCGGACCGGAAAGGCGACCATGCTTAGACTGCGCCCAAACCCACGCAGGAAAGCTGACTGAGACCATACTCGACTTAGATGTGCGTGGAGGCACATTAATAAGAAGACGGCGTATTTCACCCCTTGATACAGCCGCAAGATGGTCCGCAATAGCATCCAAATGCCATCCCCACACATACGGATTAGGGTCAATATACTTCCACGAACCTTCAACAAAATCGGATAAATTGTCTTCATAATTAGCTCTCATAAGCGCATCGAACGCTTCATCGGGATATTGTTCTATCGCGCTCTCTAAGCTTTTTATTTTTAAATCACTCACTATCCTCTCCCTCATGTTCTATAATAGGGGATTGGATATCGATGTTTTCCTTACGAGCTTTAATGCGATTCATAAGGTTTATACGTTCATCATAATCAAGTCCACTGAAATCAAATACGACAGCGGGTTGCTTAGATCCTTCATCATCTTTATCTTTCCAACCCATACGCGCTTTTGTAATATATATCCCAGCTTGGATCGATGATGGCGCATCCTTCATAGCTTGTTGGTACAAATTCTCAACCACAAGCGCATTCGCGATCTGTTTACCAGCCCGTATATCTTCCCCATAGTTTTTAAATAACCACGTTTTAGACACACCCACAAAATCCGCAATATCATCCAAAGACTTGCCCATTTTTGCTAAGCCCATAATAGACCGCCGTAAAACATCGTCCTTTTCAATTTTATGCTTGCGGGGCTTTTTTTCAATTACAAGTTCTTTTTTGGGCTTCAATTTTCTCTGCTCCATAGGAATCTTGGGCCGCCCAAGACGTTTACCGTTGCGGGTCTTATGTCCCATTTTACCGGGTTTAATAACTGTCGTTTGATCTTGCTCCATATGTATAAAATACATTCGTTTAATTTAAATTGCAAGTTGTAGTGGCGGGGTACCTTTTTGGGGGTGGGGGGGTATTTTTTTATTTTTGAAATTTTTCCAAATTCTGCTGTAATTTTTTGAAGGGTGGGGGTCCCATTTCCCCAGCCCCCCTCCCGTGTCAGGGGGGTGTGGGTATGTTCTATTCTAATAGGCTAAAAGCTTATTATTGTTTTGTTTAGTATGTCACGGTCAAGGCCAAGCTCGAGGCGGGTTAGGTCCGGCGGTTAACCGGACCGTCTCTGCTATCTAGGGCGAAGAGCATTGCTAATGATAGAAGATACAACGTCACCTAACAGTAAGGGCCGCCATTCTTCCGCCAAGCTTGATTCTAGCGATTCAAACAGTGCTTCATCGATTGCGTCCGCCATTCTACCGCTCTTTATTGTGTCACGAGTAAACGTAGCGCCGCCCCATGTAATAATAGCAGGGCTTGCGTTCTCGTCTATGTGCCCAACTCGGCCCTCAAAAATAAACTTAACCATTGTAAAACCCCATTTTAAAGCGCCCCATTGCGCATTTACTGAATGTATCATGATTCGGGTTAACAGATTGTTAACATTGCGGAATCTTTTAAAAAAAAGCTCTTTTAAAAAGCTTTAAAGAGGGCTTTCCCCATTTTTCCCCATATTCTCTTTTTATCGGGCTCACCTATGCATTCGCTAAAAACCATAGACGAATCCTTAAAAGCTTATTCTATTAGCCTATATGTATTTATCTATAGTGTTTTATGTATATGATAGAGCGCACTATGCTTGAGCGCGCCCTATTTATTGTTGAGCTTAGGCTGCTTCATAAATGCTATTAGCTATTCCCCATAGGTCTGAGTTGATGCTAAAATCGCGTTGCGCATTGCGCAAAGCACTCACACCACGTTTGCGGCCTTCAACACTAGCGGACAATCCGCCCTTCACTAAATTCTCCTGCACGCGATTGAAAACTCTCCACAGGTCATTACCTGAGTCCGCATACCGACGAGGTGTTAATAAATCGCCAATTCTTATCGGTGCGGAATCGTTAGGATATCTAAGCTCGAGAGCTCTTTTAGCGAATTCCAGCTGCTCTATATAAGAGAGCTCAATTTTAGACCATTGCAAGGCCGCCTTAGCACCATTGTCCGCATAATCGATTGCGCGACTAGCAGCTGCTAACACCTTGGAATCTAATGATAAACTACCACGGTGCGGAATCGATATTTTACTAAACGTACTATCCGCGACAACGAGCCCATTTAGGCACACAAGCCTAAAAAGCCCCGCCGCTATTGTGATCCCGCTAGTCCCGTCATGGCTATTGATAAGGATCAATTGAGGGATAGAATCGCCTATCGTTTGGGGCGATTCAGATACGCGCCGGAATCGGACCAAATGTTTTTGGAATCCCTGCTTATGAGATAAACGCACATTAGCCGCGCTAGCACTTTGCACCTCATAACCTTGCCCTTGAATAAGATCAACAATAGCAGAAGTTTTAACGTGCCGATAAGATTCAGACCGCGATTCATGTGCTTTCTCAGCATAGACCGCAGACGGCAGCGCAAACGCGCCATGATTAATAATTGCATTCATAGTCTTAACCCCGTTTAGCAATGGCCGAGTGCACTATGCGCCCGACTCATTAAACTAACAGTATAACACTTAAAATTTAAAAACAAGCTCTTTTTTTGTTTTTGGGGTGCTTTTAAAAAGCTCTTTTTTTTTGAGCTTAAAAAAACAAAATTGCAAATTTTGCGCTTGTTTAATTATTGGCTACGTGAGATAAATCAAAACAAGGATTCATGGGGAATCCGAATCAATGGGGATTCATATGCCTAAAAAAATATACTTTTACGAATATACACTAAAGAACGGTGAGCACGTTAGGCGGGAGACAACGTCTAAACGGTTAGCAGAGACAATATATAGAGCACTATTAACCGAGGCGCTCTTTTTAAACGTGGAATCCGTTTCTTTTGGTTTAGTAAATTAAGGGGGCCGCTATGTTATTCACTAAAATGCTATCTTATGACAATCCTAAGGCGGCTAAGGCGATAGGATTCGGCTATCTAAACGGGATTAGCTACCTAGCGCCGCATAAACTAGCAGGGGGCCCAAACTTG